TCCCACCACACACCGACCCCCCAAAAAAACCAACAGCGCCCAAAAATAAAAACTAAAAATAGGGCCTATTTTGCGGCCGTTCGTCATCAACAAGCCAACAAGAGCAGAGGCCCGGCCACGCCTAAAATGTCCACTAAATAGGGCAGACCCGCGCAAAATTGTATATATAAACACACTCTCCCCCACTCCCACTCCAACTCACCCCTTAACACATTCCAACAAATCTAAATTTAGGCATCTCTAAACTTGGTTGTCTGAATTGGATGGATTTAGAGAATTTTTGATAGCCAAAATGCGTATCAAAAAAAAGTAAATTGAGCGAATAAGATATTATTTATCTCTAAATATAGATTATTATATATACAGTTATCTATATATACAATTAATAGTATGTATAATTAATTATATATATAGTATAGGGAAGAAAAAAGAAAAAAGTCTTTTTGTTGAAAAAAAGCCTATTGCAAGAAATTGAGTTTTTGGAATAAAAGGGTACACCCCCCATTTTTTTTGGCGATTTCAAACTGACTTTGGCTGAATAATTGATTTATCCCTACTTTTGTGCAATGCCGACAAATACGTTTGTAAAGCGTAAGACGAGAGAGCCTGCAAAGGCAGAGGTTGTGGAGGATAGCGTGGAGATAACCTCTACGCAATCAGAGAGCGTTCAGGAGGCGTTTCCTGTACTCTTGAAGAGTGGTAGTCGCACACCGAAGAATGTAACGAGAAAAGACATCAGAGAGCTTTTGGATGCCGACTTGGACAGGAGTATTGGTGGTGTTCGCAGGATGGATGCTTTGATTGCGAGGTTGGTGACTGAAGCGATTAGGGGCAATATGAGGGCGATGGAATTGACTTTGGCTTACTTGTATGGCAAGCCAGGTCAGCAGCAGACTGCGCCCGACACAGGGCCGTTTGTACTTGAATTAAGCGAACCGACAACGGATGAAGCTAACAGCGAGGCAGACGCAAGCGTATAAACTTGCTATCTCAGGCGAGAAGCAGTTTATCTTGTTTGGCGGGGCAATCAGGGGAGGAAAAACTTACTGTCTCCTTCTAACCTTCATCTCCCTCTGCTCCAAGTATCCACGCAGTCGGTGGGTGATTATCAGGCAGAGTATGCCAACGCTCCAACGAACAACCTTGGTGACTTTTACATCCTTGATGAACCAAGGCCTTGGAACGCACGTTTCGGGGTGGGACAAGCAAGCGCAGATTGTGACCTTCAAGAACGGCTCGGAACTGCTCTTTATGGGCGAGAACTACGACACCGACAAAGACTTTGACAGGTTCAAAGGTCTTGAAATCAACGGTGCAGGGATTGACGAGATCAACGAGTGCCAAGAAGGATTGCTCTACAAGGTGCTTGAACGTGCCGGTTCGTGGCTCAATGCCGAGGGCAGACCACCGATTGTGGTGATGGGTACTTGCAATCCGAGCAATAATTGGGTGAAGGAACTCGTTTATGACAAATGGAAAGAATCAAACCTTCCCCCCACCTGGGCGTACATCCCCTCCAAGATTACCGACAACCCCCACATTCCTGAAGATTACCTTAAATCCCTGCGAGACAATATGCCCGAGTACGAATATAAAAGATTCGTTGAAGGCGATTGGGAGGTGCAGGAAAAGCCAGAAAACCCTTTCTTTGTATCCTATGACTCCAAACGACACGAATCCTTCCAACCCACCTTCCGCACCAACCTCCCCATCTACATCTCTTTGGACTTCAACTTGCAGCCATTCTGCGGAATCGTTGCCCAAATGTGGACCGATGACGCAGGAGACCACGTTCATATCGTGGACGAGTTCAACGTGGTGGACGGCTCCATCCCTAAAATGGTGGATACGATAAAGGCCAAATACGCTCCGTTTCTGTTCTCCTGCCTGATTACGGGGGATGCAATGGGCAAGCGTGGCGATTTATCGCAAAGGGACAACGCAAACTATTACGAGCAACTTGCAAGGGGCTTGGGGCTGAGCCAAAAGCAAATCCGTATTGTTCCGAACCCAAAGCACGAGAACAGTAGAGCGCAATGCAATTACCTTTTGCAATTCCACCCTGACATTAAGATTAATCCCAAGACCTGCCCTGGGATGGCGAGGGATATGAAAATGGTGGCCTGCGATGCCGCAGGAACGATTATCAAAAGAAACCGTTTTATTATCAGCCAACAGTCCGACTTTGCCGACTGCTTTCGGTATCTTTGCAATAGCTTCCTGAGCGAATGGTACATTAAGCACCTCAAACGGAGCGGGTACAACAAGTTCGGGCCTAACTTTATCCCTTCCTGAAATGATCCAACTATGAGCTGCCTTGAATGCACCGACTGCCTAAGCATAGGAACCTTTGACCTTTGCTGCGAGACCATTACCCTCGCCCAAGCCACCCCCGCCACCACCTACCGCGTGGTCATTACCGATGTTACTATTGACAAAAGGACATCTTACGACTTAACCACTAATGGCAATGGCGATGTCACGCTCACGCCAGACGAGGCCATCTACACCACAGGCCGTACTTACGAAGTGCGTATCTACCCCGAAGACGCTTGCGATTTCAACGACCCCCAAGAAATGACAAACGACCTCCACGAGGACGCACACACCTGCTTTTCTTTTGAATTTGAACGATTAACATAATGTACACCATTGAAACCTTCTACCGTGCCTTGATTGTGAGCCTGATGGTCGTGTCGCTCTCCATTTCTATGGAAGACGAGCAACTGCTAAACGGCCTGCAAAAGCGATTGAGACACCTTCTACCCCCCGACAAATACCCGATGCTCCACAAACCGATTTACGGCTGTGTGGGGTGTATGGCATCTTTTTGGGGAGGCATCTTCTACCTGCTGACCGCCCCAATCTTCGGCTTCCACCCCCTTGAAATGGGTGTCGTAATGATGATGGGCGTTGCGCTCAACTTCATCTTTATTAAAATCTCGTGATACACAAAATTGTTTACAAACTCTTTCAAAAAGAGCTAACCCAAATGGTATGGGACGAAACCTACAAGCCCGATATGATGAAAGGCTTGAAATTCGCCTTGGTCTGCGAGGGGCATAAGTATTACATCTATTCCAACATCTTTGACATCCCCATTGAGCGGATGGGCAGGATCCAAGACCTTGTAATCCAACTGCAAAGAATGGTAAGCCGTGAGGAGTTGGATGTGTTCTTGGAGAATATGGAGAACGCCTTGAATGCCTCAGTTTCGGGCGCAGCCGTGAAAAACTTGGCGCAAATCGGCTTTTTGGTGGGAGAAATGAGAAAGAGGAAGGAAATGCTGATCCACCCCGATGTAATGATGGAACTTGCAGGGGCGGTCTTGATTCGTGAGGACCAAAACCCAGGCGAGTGGAATGCCGAGTTTGAGCAGAAGAAGGTGGAGGCTTTCCGCAATGCGCACAAAGGGAAGGCGTTGTATGATTTTTTCGTTTTAGCCGGGCTGAGTCAATACTTTCCCAATATGGAGTATTTAGAAGAAGATTGGATAATCTTCTGGGAGATGGCCTCCTCCCGGCTGGAAGCGACACAGGAACTCCTGAAATCCGAGCTATCGGCTCAGAACTCTACTTCAGCGACCTAAATTGGCGAGAGTTCTTCATCTTCCTTGCAGATGGCGATATATTTCTGTATAAGGAATATATGAAAACATCCGTTGAGGATGTCTTAACTTTGCTCAAGCACTTCCAAGAGGAAAGAAGGCGCAAAGCTAAACAAAACAAAGATGGCTAATAGAATATCCGTACAATACGATGCGAACGTAGATGACCTCAAGAGAAAGCTTGATGACCTGATCGCAAAGAACACGCAACTCGCCAACGCAGCCAATACGGCCAACAGGGCGATGGCGGGCCTTAATACAACGGTTGGGGCAACGAATAACGCGTTCAATCAATCTACGACTGTCGTAAACAACTACAACAACTCTGTTAATACGACCAACAACAGCGTTAATAATTTGAACAACTCTCTCAAAAATACGAGAGGACAACTCGGATTGCTTGATGGGTTCCTTCAGAGGATTGCGGCAAGAATGGCCGCTGTCTTTGCGATTGACTCAATCATAAACTTTGGTAAAGCCGTTGTTGATGTAACGCGAAAGACTGAACTCCTGCAAAATAGATTGAATTTTGTATTTGAAAATGCTGAAAGTGGCCGTGCTGCATTTGATAGGCTTTATGAAACAGCGCAAAAACTTGGTATAGGATTTGAAGATCTCTTACAAGGCTTTTCAGGGTTTGGTATTGCCGCAAGGGCAGCGGGATTTTCTGCAAAAACCACGGAAACTATTTTCGTTAAAGTCGCTACCTCTTTAAGAGCCGCAGGAGCTTCATCCTTGCAGACTCAAAGAGCCTTTTATGCTTTGCAACAAATGCTCTCCAAGGGCGTGGTCGCTGCCGAGGAATTGAGAAGACAGTTGGGTGAAGCGTTGCCTGGAGCTTCCGATAAAATGACTAAAGCCTACAACAGGCTTCATCCCGCGCAAGAACTTACCAATAGACAATTTACAAAGTTGCTTGAAGATGGTAAAATCCTTTCCGCTGAAATACTGCCTGAATTTGCAAATGTATTAGAAGAAGACTTTGGCCCTGCACTTGCGGGTAAACAAAACTCTTTGGATGCTACGCTCATAAGGGCCGGTAATGCCTTTGAGAGATTTAAGCTTCAAATTGGTCAAGCTAATTTTGAACAAATATCGGGTACTTTCAAGTGGCTTGAGGGAAGATTAAGCAACATCAATGTCCTTTTAAAAAATTCACAGGGATTTTGGGAGTCTTATAGCAATGTTGTTAATGAGTTCTTTTTAGGGGGAAGCAATAATTTTATTGGTAAATGGTGGCAAAAAAGGGTAAATCAGGAAAAAGAAATACAAGAGTTGAATGAAAGAGGCTTTGAAAGCAGAGCAATGCAGTTTGCGAAAGGAATTGGCCAACAAAAGGAGTTGGACAAAATGACCAAAGCGGAACTTGAAACCAGGCAACAAACATTGCAAACAGAAATAGACTCAAATAAATTAACCTCGGCCTCAAGTGATACCGAAAAAGAAACGCAAAGAGCAAGAATGCGTGGTCTTGGCCTTATCATGGAACAATTACAGGTTATTCAAGAACAAGAAAACAAAAACCTTCAAGCAGCTAATGAGGCAGACGAGGCGAATAAAGAGGCAATTAAAAATGCCAAAGAACTTCTTGCCTTGGAGCAAACCAAATTGCTAAAGATAAAAGAGAATACCGTTGCCTATGTTGAACAATCAAAGAGGGTTATTGAAGCCGAGAATGCGGTGCTAAGGCTTGAAAAGAAAGACAGTCCGTTTGATTTGGGTTTAAGTCTTGAAAAAAACAAAAAGAAGTTGGAAGAACTTGACAGGCTTATTTCTTCCTATGACCCAAATATCCCTGAAATTATTATAGAGCCAGAGGTAAGCCTTGAGCCGATGAAGAAGCTTGACAGGGAGCTTCAAAAGATTAGGCAAGACGAGCTTGAGCTTGCCGTTGTAACTGCTCAAAAGATAGTTGAGGCCACAAAGAAAGGCACACAAGAAAGGCTTAATGCCGAACAGATATTGGCAACTGAGGTTGCGGCTCTTGAGGTATTTAAGATAAGGATTTCTAAAGACTCCGAAGCATTAAAGGCTGAGAAGATAAAACTGATTAATGAAAAGCTCAAGAACGAGATTTCCGACTTAAATACAAAGGAAGAAAAAGACACTCAAAAAACGCAAGACAAAATCGTTGATATTCTCCAAAGAGCCAACGACCTGATTGAAAGAAACGAGGGCGATACATTCAGTAGGAGAATCGCAAGGACAAAGCAGATGTTTGAGAAGATGGCGAGGGATATTAAGGAGGCGATGTCTAAGACGCAAGACCCTGCGCTTCTTAAAGAACTCACCGAAAAACTTAAAGAGGTTGAGGATGCGGGTAAAAAGGCTGTTGCCTCAATTTCTTTTGATCAAGCGTCAGAGATTATCTCTGGAGTTGGGGGGTTATACGGAAATCTTGCTAAGATTCAAACAACGGCCTACGAGAACGATGCAATTTCGCTTAAAAAGCAACTTGACCAAAAGCTAATAACCGAGCAGGAGTATGAAAGAAAGTCCGCTGAACTTGCGAGGAAACGCTTTGAACACGAGAAACAGGTTGCCACGGTAACTGCATTGAT